TGTTGATTTGTGGCACAGGCTAATGTAAAACTTACAGTTGATGCTTCGCAGGCCACAAGAGCATTAAAAGGTGTACAGGCGCAATCAACAGGGTTACAGAATAATTTAGGAAAACTTAAGGCTGCATTTGCGGGCGTTGCTTTAACGGCTGTTGCAAGACAGGCCGTAACCACAGCTTCAGACTTTCAGGCTTTACAGCTAAGAATGAAAGTTTTGACGTCAGAATTTGGCGAATTTGCAGGGGCGCAAGAATTAGTAAGAAAGGCGCAAGATAGATTTAATTTATCAATAGTTGAAGCAACAAAAGGCGTTACAGATATTTTTGCAAGATTAAGACCTCTTGGAATTTCCTTAAAAGATATTGAAACTACTTTTATCGGTTTTAACACGATTGCAAAATTAGCGGGACTAAACGCAACAGAAGCAAGCGCAGCGTTCACACAGCTTGCACAAGGTTTAGGTTCTGGGCGTCTACAAGGGGATGAATTTAGAAGTATCGCAGAACAGGTTCCGCAACTACTAAAAGCCATTTCAGACGAAACTGGAATTGCTTCGGGTAAGTTAAAAGATTTTGCATCAAAAGGCTTATTGACTTCAGATGTTGTTTTAAGGGCTTTGGCAAAATCAGCAGAAGAAGGCGCAGACAAAATTGGCGCAATTATGGACGCTTCGCCCGCTGAAACATTCAAAGCATTTAATAACGCTGTTCTTGAACTTCAATTAACACTTGGCGATAAATTATTACCTGTTGTTCTTAAAGCAACTAAAGGTTTGACAGCCTTAATTGATGGGGTTGTCAGCTTTGTCGATAGCGAAGCGGGGCAAGTCACATTTACATTTATTGGAATTGCGGCGGCTATAAAAGGTATTGCAGTTGTTGTTCCTATTGTTGCCGCACAAATAACGGCATTGAAAGCGGGATTTATTGGAATAACTGTTGCGTCAAGAGTATCACTTGGAAGTCTTGTTGCTTATAAAGCTACACTTGCGGCGACTTCAGCGGGTTTTGCTACAGCTACCGCCGCCGCTACTGCATTTAAAATTGCCATCGCAAAAACTGGAATCGGTCTTTTAGTTATTGGACTTGGATTTGTTGCCGCCGCTTTGATGAAAGCAAACGCAGAACAAAAAAAATTCAACGATCTTTTAGAAACAGGAAGCGCGGCTGAAATAACAAGAAATATTGAAGAAACTGAAGCAAAAGTCAAAGATTTAGAAAAGGCTCTTTTAGAAGTAACACAGGGCGGTCATTCGGGTAGAACAAAAAAATTAAGAATATCAAGAGATATTGAAAAAGCAAATGAAGAAGTTGAAAAATTAAAACTTAGTTTAGAAGATGCAAAACTTCGAGATTTAAGCAAAGAATTTGAAATGATAAAGAAAAATCTTACGGATTCAAATGCCGCTCTGCAAAAAAATAATACAATTTCAAAAGAACTTACTGAAGAAGCAAGAATTAGAAAAGAGCATGAATTAGCAATTAAAGAACTCGAAGCACAATTTGAGGGAGAAAAACTTGAAGAACTCAAAAGATTACAAGATATTAACACTCAAGAAAGGTTGAGAGGTCTTCAAATTAAACAAAATGCAGAAGAAACAAAAAAATTAAATAATGCTTTTAAACAAATAGGCGATGAAATTGCAACAGGTGTGACTGATGCTTTGGTCGGTGCAATTCAAGGAACTAGAAGTTTAGGAGAAGCGGCTAGGTCAATTCTCAATGATATTGCAACGTCATTGTTAAGGCTTGGAATAAATACACTTTTAGGAAATGTTTTTGGTATTGGGATATTTCGTGGCGGTGGCGGTGGCGGCGCTTCTTCCGCCCCAATAGGTGTTATGGCGGCAAATGGTGGTTTTATCCCCGGCGGCAGACCTTCACTTGTAGGGGAAAAAGGGCCGGAGCTATTTACACCTGCTAGAGGCGGATTTGTAACGCCAAATAGTATGCTTGGTGGTGGGGATATTAATATTAATGTAAATGTAGAAGCGGGAGGTGGTCAAAATGTACAGGCAAACGAAAGAGATTCAAAAGAACTTGGCTTTGCACTTGCTTCGGCGATACAATCAGAATTAATAAAACAAAAAAGGCCGGGAGGTTTATTAGCAACTTAAAATGGCAACTTTTCCAAGCGTCACACCAACATATCAAGGCTTTTCAAAAAAATCTGCGCCTAATGTTCGCACAGTAAGGTTTGCAGATGGATTTGAACAAAGAATATTTTTTGGATTAGCAAGCAATCAAAACCCGAAAGTCTACAATGTGAATTTTGAACTTAGTGAAACAGAATCAGATGTTGTCGAAGCGTTTCTTGATAGCCGCGCCAACGATCAAGAAAGTTTTACATTTACACCGCCCGGCGAAGGATTTACAAAAACAGGAACATATTCACAATCAGGAACAACAGTAACAATTACAATTTCAAATCACGGCGTTGCAATAGGCGATGTTTTAACTATCGACTACACATCAGGTTCCGCAACCGATGGTTCTTTTACAGTTGCAACGGCGACAGATGCAAACACATTTACAGTTATAGCCGCTGCAAGTGCAACAAATTCTGGAAATGTTTCGATCACTCTTTCAGGTGCAAAATTATTTGTTTGTGAAACTTGGTCGAAATCTATACCTTATAACAACAGAGCATCAATTAGCGCCACATTTAGACAGGTATTTGAGCCGTGACTACAGATAAAATTGTAAGTGAATTACAAAATGTCAACCCCTCAGCGGTTATTGAACTTTTTACTTTGACTCTCGATAATTCATTACATGGAGATACAACAACGTATCGTTTTCATGCGGGAACAAGTCTGAAAGATAATGGCGAAATAATTTGGCAGGGTAATTCTTACACACGATTTCCTGTTCAAGCCGATGGTTTTCAATATGGTAAAGGTCAATTGCCTCGTCCAACATTAAATTTTTCTAATGCGTTTGGAACGATTTCTTCAATACTTTTAACTGTTAATGCAATAACAAGAGGTAACGATTTAACAGGTGCAACAGTAAAAAGAATAAGAACACAAGCAAGGTTTATTGACGCTGCTAATTTTCCGAGCAACGTAAACCCTTATGGAACACCAGATACAACAGCAGAATATCCACAAGAAATATATGTTATTGATAGAAAATCAGCAGAAAATAGAAATATTGTATCTTTTGAACTTGCGGCTGTTTTTGATATGGCGGGAGTTCGAGCGCCAAAGCGTCAATGCACTAGAAAAGAATTTCCTAGTATAGGATTAATTATCGGATGACTTGGAGGGCTGCCGCATTACTTCATGCAAAAGAACAAGACCCAAAAGAATCTTGCGGTCTTTTGTTGAATATTCGTGGAAAAGAAAAATATTTTCCTTGTCAAAATTTAGCAATAACTTCGCATCAATGTTTCATAATGAATCCTGAAGATTTCGTAAAAGCCGATGCACTTGGAGAAATAATTGCCATAATTCATTCACACCCGACAACACCGCCTGTCGCTTCAGAGGCCGATAAAATAAGCTGTGAAGAAAGCAATCTTCCGTGGCATATTGTTAACCCTAAAACGGAGACATGGGGCGAATATAAGCCTACAGGATACAAACCAGATATGATCGGCTTGCCTTGGGTTTGGGGTGTTACTGATTGTTGGTCACTTTTTCGTAGATATTACAAAGAAAAATTAAATATAGAGTTAAAGGACTATGAAAGACCAATTACTCCTGAAGAATTTATAAATGACCCGATGTTTGAAAGATGCGCAAAAGACGCAGGGTTTGTTGAGTTGCAAAAAAATGAAAAATTAAAAAATAATGATGCTTTGTTAATGTCTATAGGTGCTATTGGCTTGAATCATGTGGCGATTTTTGTAGATGGCGATGTAATACATCATTTAAGAGATAGACTATCTTGTAGAGAGCCATACAACCCTTGGTTGTTAAAATGCACAGGAATGAGGTTGCGTTATGCTTCGTAAAATTAAGTTATATGGAGAACTGGCAAAACAAGTCGGTCATAAAGAATTTGAAGATATAAATGTTTCTAATGTCGCGCAGGCTGTAAGTTTTTTAATTAATAATTTTCCGCAACTAGAAAGTCATATGGCAAATAGATATTATAAGGTTATTGCTAACGATGATGAAATTGGTCAAGACGAGCTTCACAATCCTATTGGTAAATCAGATATTTCTTTTGTACCTGTTATTTCAGGTTCGGGGGGTAATTTCGGAAAGGTGCTTCTTGGAGTGGCCTTGATAGGTTTGTCATTTACGCCGATGGGTGCGGGGCTTTTTGCAGGCGGTTCAGGCGCGGGATTAGCCGGCGGAGGTGGTTTGATGGGTGCAACAGGTTTATATGCGGCGGGTGCTTATGGTTCGGCGGCTCTTGGTCTTATTGGTGCGAGTTTGGTTTTGAGTGGTGTAAGTGAAATGCTGTTTCCAGTTCCAAAAATGCCTGAATTTTCAAGTGAACAAGACCCACGTTTGTCGTTTAGCTTTTCAGGGACGCAACAGACAAGCCGGGCCGGAACGCCCGTCCCAATTGTATATGGAGAAATTTTTACAGGGTCAGTTGTTATTTCTGGCGGTATTGATACGGAGCAAGTACAGGCATGACCGATAAAAGAAAAATTATACGCGGTTCAGGTGGCCCCCCAAGTCCGCCACCGCCAAGACAACCGACAAGAACCCCTGATACGCTTCACAGCAAACAGTTTGCAACTTTTCTTGACCTTATATCAGAAGGAGAAATTGAAGGGTCTGCAACCGCTTCAAAGGAAGGTATAACAGACCGCACTTCAGCAGCTTATGTTAACGCTTATTTGAAAGACGTTTTTTTAAATGATACCCCTGTATTAAAAGCATCTGCAAGTTCATCGAATCCCGCTGATTTAGATTTTAATTTTCAAAATGTTACTTTTACACCACGTTTTGGAACTGCTAATCAGACAAAAATTGATGGTATTGAAAGTTCTTCTTCAATAACCCTTGTCGGAATTACAGTTACAGCCGCTTCGCCAGTAACAAGACAAATTACAAATACAAATGTTGATCGTATAAAAGTATCAATAACGTTTCCACAATTACAAAAAGCAACAGATGAAGGAGATTTATTAGGTTCAACAGTTCAACTTAAAATTGCTGTCCAATATAATTCAGGCGGTTTTACAGATATTATTGAAGATACGATTACAGGTCGAACCGCTGATGCATATCAGAAAGATTATTCAGTAACAATTACAGGGTCTTTTCCTGTTGATATAAGAGTTATTCGAGTTACGGCAGATTCAACAGATACATCACTAATTGATAGTTTCCAATTTACAAGTTTTGCCGAAATAATTGACGATGCAAGCACTTATGCAAACTCAGCATATAACGCAATAAGGCTTGACTCTCAACAGTTCAGTTCTATTCCTCGCCGGAAATTCCGTATTCGTGGAATAAAAGTAAGGATTCCGGGCGCCGGTGCATCTAGCTCTGGTACTCCAAGTGTGGACAATGCTACGGGCAGGATAGTGTACCCAGACGGATATATTTTTAACGGCGTTATGGGTTCGGCGGTTTGGACAAGTTGCCCTGCGATGATTTTGCTTGATTTATTAACGACAGAAAGATACGGATTCGGAACACATATTGCAGATGCAAACCTTGATTTATTTTCTTTTGTAACCGCATCAAAATTTGCAAACACTCTTGTCGATGATGGCTTTGGCGGACAGGAAGCCAGATTTTCTTGCAATGTTAATATTCAATCTTCTAGTTCCGCATTTGATTTGATAAATGAACTTGCGGGCGTCATGCGTTGTATGCCGATATGGTCAACGGGGTCTATATTATTGGCTCAAGATTCCCCGAAAGATTCTTCGTTCCTTTTCTCACTTGCCAATATTTCAAGTGATGGTTTTAATTATTCAGGCTCAAGTTTAAAACAAAGACATTCTGTAATTTCTGTAAGTTATTACAATATGGATTCGCAAGATATAGACTACGAAGTTTTTGAAAATACTACATTATCAGCAAAAATTGGAAAAGTTGTTAAACAGGTAAAAGGTTTTGCGTGTACATCGCGGGGTCAAGCGCAAAGATTGGCAAAGGCAATTGCTTTCTCAGAAGCAAATGAGTCTGAATTGGTAACATTTACGACATCAATGGAAGGCGGCTTGATGTGTAGACCGGGCGCTGTCATCGAGATTAATGATCCTGTTCGCGCGGGTGTAAGGCGTTCAGGAAGACTAAAAAGCGTTACATCAACAACTGTTGTTACTGTTGACGACACTGAAAATACAGATTTACCAACGACAAACAGCCCGACTTTATCTTTAATTTTGCCAGATGGCACTATTGAAACAAAAAATATTTCGGATATTACAAACGGCGTTGTCACTGTTAGCGCTGCATTTTCACAAACCCCAAATGCAAACACAATATATTTAATACAAAATTCTACCGTTGAATCACAAAAATTTAGAGTAATAACAGTTGAGGAAACAGATTCTATAAACTATACGATTACAGCTTTATCCTATGTCGATAGTAAATATGCGTTTATTGAAGATGGTGCGACTTTACCTGTTAGGAATGTTTCTATACTAAATCAATTACAACCACCGCCATCTAACCTTTCAGCAGTTGAAACTATCATTCCGATAAATAATCAAGCTGTTTCTAAAATTGTTCTTAGTTGGCAACCTATAGTAGGAGTTATTGAATATCAAGTAAATTATCGGTATAACAACGGTAATTTCATTTCAACAAAGGTTTCAAGTCCTGATTTTGAAATATTAAATAGTCAATTAGGAGTTTATGAGTTTGAAGTTTATAGTTACAACATAAACGCAATACTCTCAGCAACTTCTAATAATTTAACTTTTAACGCTGTAGGCAAAACAGCTTTGCCCGAAGATCCTTCAGGTTTAACAGTAGAACCTGTTTCAGATTTATTTGTAAGATTACGTTTTAACCCTGCAACAGATATTGACGTGACCCACGGGGGGTCAATTTCCGTCCGCCATACGCCGTCTGTTGATCCCGCTGTTGCAACATTTAGTAATTCAACAGAAATAATTCCAAAACTTTCAGGCAATATCAGTGAAACTTTAGTCCCCGCTTTGACTGGGACATATTTAATCAAATTTATTGATGACGGCGGACGCAGATCAAATAACGCAGCAACAATTATTGTTACACAACCAGACCCGCAACCAAATCAAATAATCCTTACAGAAAGAGAAGATACTGATGTACCACCTTTTCAAGGAAATAAAACAAATACTTTTTATGATGCAACCTTTGATGGATTACTGTTAGATGGTACTTTGTTATGGGATTCAATCACCCAAAACATTGATGATCTATCAAATATTGATTTTGCCGGCCCAATAAATTCAAGTGGCACATATGAATTTCAAAATGAAGTGGATCTTGGTGCAGTTTTTAATCTTACTTTAAAAAGAAGATTTGTTACCTCTGGTTTGTTGCCGAATGATTTAATTGATTCAAGAACAGCTAATATAGATACTTGGACTGAATTTGACGGAAATTTAGCTGAAGATGTTGGTGCTAAATTACTTGTGGCAACAACTCAATTAGATACGACAACATCAACGGCGGCTACATATGGACAAAGTGGGACAACTATTACGATCACAAAAAATGGACATGGATATTCCGTTGGAGATCAAGTTGTAATTGACTTTACTGTTGGAAGTGCCGCAGATGGTAACTATGTAATTCAAACAATAACTGGAAATACATTTACAGTTACAGCAAGTGCAAGCGCAACAATATCAAGTGGCACTGCTTGTAATATTGGACCAAACTTTACTCAATTTAATACTTTTGCAAATGGAGAATACACAGGAAGAGGATTTAAGTTTAAAGTTGAATTAACATCAGATGACCCTGCACAAAATATAAATGTTACTGAACTTGGTTATGAAGCAAGTGTAAAACAAAGAACAGAAACAAGTGTTGGAAATACTGATGCAACAAATGGCCTTATTGCCTCTGGAACATCTGCCAAAACTGTTACCTTCACAAATCCATTTTTTACGGGTACTGGTTCTCTTGGTGGGTCATCAACAGCATTTTTGCCAACAGTAGGAATAACCTTAGAAGGTGCTGTAACAGGTGATTATTTTAAAATTACATCTATTACAGGTACACAATTTGTTATAGAGGTACGAGATAATGGCGACAACTTTAAAAATCTTAATTTTAGATATACAGCAATTGGGTTTGGTAAAGGTGGTTAAATATGTTTAAATTTAAGTTATCAACTATCATATACTTAAAAGAAAAGGATTAAGTAATGGCAACACATGATTACGATATAGCCAACCAATCTGGTGCGGCTTTTAGAACAGATTTAAATAATGCCCTTGCTGCTATACAATCAAATAACTCAAACTCTTCAAGTCCTTCTACAACAGTTGCTTATCAATGGTGGGCAGATACAAACGCAGCGATATTTAAAATTAGAAACTCGTCAAACAACGCATGGATAAATTTATTTACTTTAGCCGGTGGTATTGATGTAGATGCTGCTAGTACTTTTAGTGCAGATGTAACTTTTGATGGTGCTACTTCTGGAAGAGATATTGTTTTTGATAGGTCAGATAATGCCCTTGAGTTTGCGGATAATGCAAAAGCAAAATTTGGAGCCGGCGGAGATTTTCAAGTGTATCATGACGGTACAGACTCGTTTATTGACAATGCAACAGGTGAATTAAAAGTATTGGGTGACACAATACGTCTTAAAGGCAAGAGTAATAATGAAAATATGATTGCTGCTTTTGTAAACGGAGCTGCACAATTATATTTCGACAACAGTAAAAAATTTGAGACTTGGACTTCGGGAGCAAGACTACCACTTGATAATGGTGTATTAGCTCTTGGCGCCGGTGATGATTTAAGGCTCTGGCATAATGCAACAAATAGCATCATAAGAAACGCAACTGGTCAATTACAAATTCAAAGTAACGACTTAAGGTTGGGTAATTTCAATTTCACAGAGACTTATCTTAAGGCATTAGAAAATGGAGCAGTAGAGCTATTTCACGACAACACTAAAAAGTTTGAGACAACATCCGCGGGCATTGCTGTAAGCGGTAAAATTGGAGTTGGTTCTTCTGCTGCTAATAACTCAATAAATGTTATTGGTGCTCTAGGAAATGCACAGACAACTTTATTTTATGGATTTGGTACGATTGATCTTACCTCTGGATCAGATGAACGTATAAAAAATAATATTGTACCTACTGCAAAAGGACTTGACGACATACTTAAATTACGAATTGTTGATTTTACTTACACCCCAGAATATGCAGCAGATTCTACAACTGTAAGAACTGGTGGTATTGTACAGGAATGGCAAAAAGTAGATCCAAACTTAGTAAATGCTGAAAATGAAGATTTATTATTTATTGAATATAAGCGAGTAATTCCTCACTTAATTAAGGCAGTACAAGAACTTTCAGCTAAAGTTGCAGTATTAGAGGCTGCCTAATATACTTGGTAAACAATCATTTTTATTATGACACCTGAAGAACTTATCAAAGAAACAAAAGAATCTATTGAATTTAATACAAAAAAAATAGAAGTATTAGACAAAGATATTGAAGAAATTAAACAAGAAGCACAACAAAAAATAAATAAACTACAGCAAGACAGAAACCTTATTGTAGGGCAGATAATAAAAGATCAGGGTGGTGTTGAAAAGTTAGAAAAATTGATTAATGCTGATAATAAAGTAGAATCTAATTAAGGTTGTTTAAAAGTCATGGAAATTACAAAGACATGGGAAATAAATACAATGGAACGTGATGTTTCAGATGGTTATGTTACCAAAGTAATTTATAGAGTAAAAGGTATTTCTGATTCAGAAGAAAAAGCCAGAGAAACAGGAGAAGTTCTTTTTAAAAAACCTGATTCTTTACCAAGTGATTTTGTTGAATTTGCAAAATTAGATGCCGCTACTGTTTTAAGTTGGGTTAAAACAGCACTTGGAGATCAACTTGGACAAATAGAAACGATTCTTGAAGATAAAATAAAAGAAATTGAAACACCTACAATTGCTTCTGGTGTACCTTGGTAGAAATGATCGACAGCCCCACATAAAGGGGGGCTAATGCACATATTCCGCAGAAGGTTATAATTGTTACAGGTACTAATGCACGGGCGAAGGCTGATCTCATGGCAAAAATTTCTCAGATATTATCTATTTTAAGTTTTATAATCAGCGCGTCAATGTTGGGCGGTGGTTACTTCGGATATAAATACGTTACTTCGCCACAATTTAAAAATCGCATGATGAATGAAGTCTTGGCTAACGTTCAACAGATGATGCCAAAAATGCTTGATAAGCAAATACCAAAAACAACAGGCGGTTCGATTCCTTTACCTATGAAATAATTGGAAATAAAACAAATAAAAATTCCAGATATTTCGACAATAAATATTAATTCATATATACCGCCATCAAATGTTTTAAATGTAGCCCCGCCGACAATAGACATATTGGGTTGCGTCAAAACTCATCGAGATAGTTCTGTAAAAAATACACAGATAATAGAAGACGACCCAAACGGCGCTTTTTATAGTTGCCCAAATGGGAAAATGCCGTCTTATATTCCCATACAATATAATCCTAATGAATTAAAAATTGTAGAAGAACAGGAAAAGCCAAAAGCTGACACACCAAAACCACCTGAAACAAAACGCCCAGAAATTCCTAAAAACAACGAAAAACAGATCATAACAATACCGCCCTGCCCTGATCCAAAACAACCGCTGCGCGTTGGCTCGTATGCCAATTCTAAAAAATTGGAAAAAGTAAAAGCCTTTGAATTAGTAAATGGAGAATGTAACATCATATGGGAGCCAGTTCCATTTCAAGAATCTTATATTCCTGAAGTATCGACAATAATTTCAACTGCTGTGATTGGATTCGTAGCGGCATCATCGCCCATAATTTTAAACGCAATAAAGCCAATTATTAAAAAATTAATTACTAGAAAAAAGAAACCTGAAAAAGATTCCTTAAATTAATTATATTACAATTGTTAAGATTACATGATACAAAAAAACTTTTTTATTGACAAAAACAATTTAATCATAATATAATTAAAGTGTACCAAACAAAGGAAACCAAAATGGCTAAAACAAGAACAATTACCGCAACATTCCCAAACGGAGAAACAGTTACAAGAACAACAGCAAGACAATATGTGGCTGTTTTAGATGGTTGGAACGCAAGACACAGAGTTTATGCTTGGTGCGGCAGAGAGGATTTACTTCAAAAGCAAATCAGAACTATGGTTGGAGAATATAGGGTTGCAAGAGTAACAAACGACCCTTGGGCTGAATAATCAGCCCCCCTACCTTAATTCGTGGGTATGGGGGATTACTTGATTCGGCTTTTTGTCGATATAAATATCTGAGCATAAATTATAAAATTCCGAATTTTTTGCAATCATTATTCCCTGCTGTTTCAATTTTCCACATTCTTTAATCCTCGCGATAGCCCAATCAAGGCGCTTGTTTTCTAATACTTGTTGTTGTATTTTTACTTGAGTTGTTGCCGCGCTTTTACATTGATTTTGAAATTGTCTATCAAGCGGAACTGTAAAATTTAAGCTAAACCCTGTATTTATTGCAAAAGAATCTTTATTTGTCCCTGAATAAAATAATTCATCAAATAAGACATTGCCGGGGTTATCTGGTACGCCGTCTTCATCAGCATCTGTCGGGTCATAATATGGCAAAGTGTAATAATCTCGATAAGGCTTGCGGTAATTTGCGCCAAAAGTTACAAAAGGCGAGAATGTAAGGGTTGCGCCCTGACAGACGATATTTCCGCCGAACTGATTCGTAGTCATATTCCCCGTCAGCGATTGAATTGCCATATTAGTAACTGAGCCATTATTTGATTGGCTGACAGCGTTTGCAAGCGCTTCTAGCGGTGTTAAAGCTATTGAGAGAACACAGACGTAGAAGTAACTACTGATTCGCTTTCTATTTGCCGGGTTATACTTGTTATGTTTGAAATCCCGCCCGGCCCTCGATAACTTTCTGAATATTGAAAGGCCGCGCCGCTTGTTGGGTTTGTTAATGTGAATACTGGTTTGTTGTCTGTCGATAAATCTAACCCCGTATAAGTTTGTGTTTCGCCGTTGATCGTCCTTGTAACATCGGTTGTATTTGGAGCAACCCCGCCATCTGTCGAAATCCCTGTTCCTGTAACTGAATATTCATACGAATTGCCAAAATAATCTGTCGAAACAATACTTTCTGAAATAGAAGTAGTCGTATTTGTCGTTGAAGACATCGTGCCGGTTGTAAAATTTGGCGTAAGGGGTTGCGCATAACTAGGTAATCCACAAAATAAAAATATCAGTAAAAATTTGCGCATTGCTCATTAATCGACAGAAAGCGTTGTCACATATTGACCTGTTATTGAAGAACCCGGATCGCCACCTGTTACTGATATAACATGATTATCAATTGTTGCTGCGCCAGAACCAATTGCCCCTGCTGCTGTAGAAGTAAGGTCTGAAAAATTACTTACTGCGCCTGTTGTCGGAGCGCTATTTGGTACCGCATCACCTTCAAGATATGATTGAGTAAATTGAAAATTTTCTCCGGCGGTACTTTGAGAAGCTGTAATTGTAGTAAACGCATTTACGCCATTAGTCGCTGTTCCTAACCCACCGACAACGCCCGCTGTTGTTCCATCTGTAGTTGTGACCCCGCTGCCAGAAACTGAATAAGAGTTCGCGACCCTATCGGCTGCGGTTGCTGCGGACATCACTTCAATTTGTACAGATGACGTAATTGTTGACGTCATATCGGCAAACGCCGCAGATGGAAGCAAAAATAAAATAGGAAGTAATTTTTTCATTTGATACCTACTTTCGAGTTTTTATTGTCTACTATATCTACTTT